TTTTTTCCTTAAAAAAAATTTCAAAAAAAAAACCGCCCACGAGCATGCCTCGTGGCATTTTTAGAATTTCGTGAGAGGAAAGGGCTTGGGCGAACGCCCATTCAAAAAACCTCACGTAGGTGAGGTTTGCTACTGTCGGCTTTTTCACATCTAAGAGGGGTGTGCCGTCCTGTTAATAATAGTATAGCATTTTGAGCGGGGTTTGTCAATTTTTAAGGTAATGCCTCCATCACCTTGTGCTCTTAAGAGCGTCTCATTTAACAAATATAGTATAACATTTTGAGCGAGGTTTGTCAATCTTTGAAGATGGATTATTCAATTACTTCATAAACTTTATCAAAATTGACTCGTTTGACTGGATAATATTCGCCGTCAACACCTCGAATCAAAATTTCTGTAGGATACAATTTTTCAACACCTTCTAGTGTATTGATTAAAATATATCCTTGTTCTTGAATTTCTTTGATCAAGTCATTTCGTTGAAGAAAAGTCAATGGTTCATTCGGGTTGACTTGATATCCTACAAAATCCAGAACCTCAACGATGTCTTGTTCGTTTAAGGACTTAAACTCTACGCATTCTACTTCGTAAACCTTTTTAACAAACGTATTAGTAGTATGTGGAACTCTATAATACGTTTTTAGAAAAACCCCATGGTCGATAGCCCAGAAGGATTTGTCCGTGTTTCCTTCAAAAATAACCCAATTTCCATACTTCAACGCTATTTCTCCACGTTCTTTCTGGATATAAATTGTTTTATCAGTTTCATCATATCGAACAGGTTCGTTTTCGTTAGTTCTCAATAATTTTAAAAATTCATCGAGGATGATGTTGTGGTTGTAATGAATTGCCATTACTTCAATTGGTTTTTTACGTGCTTTCATATAGTTTCCTTTTTTGTATTTGTTAGTCGTTTAAAACGAATGATTTCATGTTTCGTCTGAAATAAATTTCAGCACCTAACCACTGAATAGTTCCTACAATCGCACCAACTGCAAAAATTGATTCAAAACTTAATTGTAATTGATGTAAGAACAACCAAAGTAGTAAAGGCGTTAATATAGCTGTTGGTATTGCGTAAATCATCTGAGCTATACCGTTCAAATCGTGTCGATACGAACGACTAATAGCCAACCACATATAGTAGCGTAGCTTTGTTACAATCTCAATAGGTAACAATACCCAAATGATTGGAGAGATAATACCTTTATAGATTGACTCGGGTAGCCAAGACAAGCCGTAGTAAGCAATTGCATAAATCAACGCTATGGAAAGAACTGCGCCAACAGCCGCTTTCCAAAAGACATATTTATTGTCCTTGTGTGGAATCGGTTCATTTAAACCTACATTTCGAGAAACATGACTGTTCAAAAGACCAGCCATTGAATCAACCCAACCTTCAGGCAACATCATAAGGTTTGAAATCCAATATTTAATTGCTGCGTAAATTGGGTTGATTGTAATCGTAAGACCCACGCCAATGATGGCTGATAATCGTGGAGCAAGTCGTCTGATAAGTTCCCATTTAACAATTTTCCAATAAGTTTTGATTTCATGCCATGAAAATTCAAATCCTTTAGAAAAGAAGTCAGGTATTGGTTTCTTCCATAGGAACCAATAGAGTGGTATAGCGTTAGTTATCATATTCACCACTAATGCTGTATTCACACCTAAATGCAAAATATGAGTTGTGAAAAAGATACCAATCAACATAGACCATGCAATAGCGTGATCTAAAACCGTAGCTTCTTTACTTCGCCCTCTCGTTCTTAGGTAAGCGGGTATGAATGTAGCCCAAGGGGCTGCAATTAAAATAGATATGATTGAAAGCTGGAAGTACGGTATGTAAAATGGCAAATCAGCAGGAGATACACCCAATATCAATAACAACTTCGGTAAGAACATAAAGCTACCGATTGCTGACGGCAATAACATGAGATAGAATAAGTATATGTGGTTTTTCACTACTTTAGATTCTATACTCAACCCTTCTTTTTCGATCAGTTTAGGTAGTGTTGCAGTCATAGAGGTTCTGGCTGTGTAGTAAGTAGAGGATAAAACCACCCAAAAAGCGTCGTTTACTCCAAACAGAACTGTTATTCGCTCTACCAAGTTTTTATCAGCTAATAAACTGAAGCATAAAACCCAACCTATTTCAACAGCGTTGTCTGCAAGGGATCCAATAAATGCGTGGTAAAGCATCTGTGTCAGCTTTTGACGGGTCCATGGTTTATTTTGTAACATCAGATACATCCGTATTAGCAAATGCAAGGTTTTCTATAACACCGGACATAACATCAAAGTTATCTTCTGAAAGCAGAGATTGCAATTCGCTATTTGTTAGTTTGTTGATCGCGATGATAATGCTTCGGCTACCGAATTTGGATTGAAGGTTTTCCACCGTAAGCATGTTTCCATATTTTAGTACAATTTTTAACTTTTCTGGGGAAATTTGGGAGATTTCGTCCGGAGTGATAATTGTTAGACCGTGTGTGAGTTTTGATATTGGTACACTGTTTACCATCTCAACTAAGTCTGCAATTTGTAGTTCTTTAAAAGCCGTCAATACATTTCCAAGAGGCACCTTAGACAGCAAACTAGGCAATGATTGTCCGGTCTGCGTTTCAACCTCATTCACTTTATTTAGTAATTTTGAATCTAACATGTTTTTACCTTTCTATGATAAAACCTCGCACATGCGAGGTTTTGTTGTCGTCAGCCTTGACACTTTTAGGGGAGTGTGCTGTCCTCTCAATGATAGTGTAGCATTTTGAGCGGGGTTTGTCAATCTTTAAAAACGGATGTTTTTGAGTCACCATTCTTATAGGTTATTCGGATTTCACCATCAACATCACGTTTTTCAAGTTGTCCTGTATATTTGCCCAAATGTCTTTTGACACCGTCAATTTTACGATATTCGATTTTGTCAATTACAACATTACTGTTAGTCACATCTTTAGGAAGTTTATTATCACGAGACAAAAAGACTTTGCGCTCTTCTTTACTATCTTTTGTGGTTACAATGATTGAACCGTCATAAAGATTATACAGATTGGTGTAATGTGCATAATCTTCAAGCTTTTCCAGTGTTTTGGGCGACGTAGTTGTATTACCTAATAGTTCTAAATTGTCAAATTTTAGAAAAACCGTTGAGTACTCGTTTTTAGTTGGATAAACTTGCGTCCATTTTGCTGAACTGTTTGGCTCATAGTGCGTACTTGTTGAAGCGAATACTAGCCCCACTAATAAAGCGACAGTGAAGCCGAGCAAGCTCCAAAAGGTCTTGCTGCGATCATGTTTAGCTGCGTTTACTGTGAGTAATAGGCTTGTTAGTAAGGCGAGCCATGTGATGACTAGCGTGTTGATACCTGTCAAGTAAAATTCAATCAGTTTATGCATGCTTTATACCTCACAATTCGACAACTTTAAATCCGAATTCATTCAAGCTTAATTCGGCGTCGTAGGCACAATCATAGAAAAGCAAATCGTTTTCGATAGCGTCTTCCATATTGTCTGTTTCTGCAAATTCTTCGTTTGCGAGGTCGATCAATTGATCTTCTGTGAGGTTTTCTCCGACGAGTTCGCCGTTTTCGTTATATACATTGTACATGTTTGTTTTTCCTTTCTAGTTTAGTCCGATGTCACAAGGTTTATTGCGTGGGACGATGCTGAGTCGTGAGTTGTCGAAGGCTTGCTTTTCAGCGTCTTCTTGTGTGTCGTAGACGCCTTCTAGGACGACAATATCGCGACTGTCGTAATCGATATGGGTGAGAACATATTGAACGTCATCGAGTGCGAGAATGTCATTATCGAGCAATTCTGGCCACTTGATGCCGGGAATGTCGGTTGAATAGATGCCGTCAAAGTTCAACTGTGTCGAAATGAATTTAAAGCAGTGGTCTTTTGGACGGTTTTCTCTAGCATGTTCGCGTTCATAGTTTACAATTACGAAACTATTGCCGGTTGTGATGCTCATGTCCGCGATGTTGTAACCGGTTTCTTTTTGGTAAGCGTTTGAAATATATTCGAGGTTATTTTCGATGTAGATGGCGAAAGCATCGTAATCGAAGTTCTGTGGGTCGATTGCAATTGTTGTTAACATGAGGTTCCTTTCTAATTAAAAATAAAATCAACGGCTTCTTTGACAGTTTTGAATGTTTTTTCGGTGATGCCGAATTCGTGATAGTTTGCAACAAGAAATCCATTTTTTGAAAGCATGATACTGAATGGAATGTATAAATCCTTTTCTATTAGTTCGATTGCGTTGGAATTGATAACAATTGTGTAGTCCCAATGATCATCATGTTTGTAGATTTCGTTGACGATTTCTTTTGTGAAGTCTAATATAGTTTGCATTTGAGTTCCTCTCTAGAACCAGTGAATTGGTTGCTCTGTTAGTCCACTGTTTAAGATGCTGTTCAGAATTGCGCCTACGAGAAAGGCTGATGCGATAAGCAGGAATGCAATACTGAATAGTATTACGAATAGAGCGGCAACAGCTTCATCATCTGAATATTCTTCAGGTTTATCATGTGACAGCCATTTAATAAAAATGAAGAATAGACCGAACAATAATAGTAGGATTCCAAGACAAGGCAGAATTCCAAGGTTCATTAGAAAGGTTATTAGACTTGAATTTTGTGAATTTTCCATAACGACTCCTATTCAAAAATGAAATCGACTACTTGTTCGATGGTTTCGAGGTCAACTTTCATGATGCCATCGTCGTAGTCGGCTACAATATTAAAAAGACCGTTTTCGGTCAATGTGATGATATAGTAGCCTGGAAAGCGTCCAGTTTCTCTGATAATGATTACGTCAGGTTGTACTACGATGTCGTTATCGTAATAGGGTTCACGTCTGTAGATAATTTCTACGAGTGGTTTAACATAGTCTAAAATGTTGTTCATTTGGTGCCCTTTCTAAATGTCAGTCTTATCGTAAATCCATTCACGAATGATGGTATCAGCTTCGTCGTCGTATGGAATTTGTGATTTTGTTTCCAAGTTTCCGTACCCATTGAAACGTACATAGTCGTCCGCCCAATGTACGTCTCCGAAAATCGCGGCGCGAACGGCACGGGCTGGTTCTTCAGAGAAGTAGAGGTTGTAGAATTCTTCGTCGTGAGGCATCCATTCCGACACACTCAAGTTTTCTTGTGCGACGCTTGGGAGCTGTTCGTAAAGTTCAGCTAAATCGTAATCGAACAGCTCGTACAATGTTTCAATGAGTTCTTCGAGCTCGTCAACATCACGTTCTGTTGGTGTTGCTGAAATCGTGATGTCTTCGTTATTGTAATCGATTTCAATGTTCGTGACGATGAATTCGTCGTCTTCGTCATAATCCAATAGAATAGTCCATAAGTCAGTCACTTTATTGATTTCGATTGGTTCTTTGTTTTTGAGGTTGATGGTGATACTATCAATTTTCATTTGTTTTTCCTATCTATATTGTTCTGGCCAAAGATATTTGGCTTCAGCAGATACAACAGCTGTTTCGATATTTTCGTCTGACATCGCCCGATAAATATCTTCTGAAATCGGAACAATCCCAAAGCTGTGCATAGTTAAAATCGTTTTATAATCATCCGGATATTGCTTGTGATAAGCTAAGATGTCTGGATCATCTGTTACTTCCAATATGTTAAATGCGACATTTTCAGCTAATTGGGAAGGATCCGCGCTTGCGAATCCCATCCTCAGCTGATTTAGGTCTTGGTCTAAAATTCCATAGTACATGTTTATTTTCCTCTCGTTTTAGATGCTGATGCGCCAAAAGTTGCCAATCTTTTGGTGGTTATAGGTTTCTTCGTCTACTTGAATTGTGACTGTATGTCCATTACCGTTTTCATCTTCACCGTATACATCAAAGTAATATTTGGCAGGCTTCGTTTCATCAGAGAATATAGTCTCATCTCCCATCATATAAGCATTCGTTTCCTTGTGTTTTTCGGTCATGTGTTTGTCGACGATATGCCCTTCTTTGATTGGTGTTGCACAGGCTGTGAGAGAAATCAGGCTCAAAACGAGAAGAAGTCCTTTTGATAAGTGTTTCATTTTGTCACCTTCTTATTTACAAACATGGTTTTACCCCCAAACAACATACGACGCATAGACAATATTGTTGTGATAGTCGTAATTTTGAGGTAAGAATTGACCATATTTATCTTTCAACTCTGAAATAATTTCATCTTCAGAGTTATATGCCGGTTTTAACAAAGTTGGCCAGTTGCCCAATGGCAAGATATAAACATCTTCGGTTGGTTTATTTTCATCGTCAAACGTTGAATTGTCGATAGCGCTTTCAATCGTAATCTCTTCAAAGGTTTCATCGATAAAAACGACACCAAGGTCTAATAAGTCGTCATAGAGTTCATACATGTCTTGGTCGTGTTTGTCGAGATATTCTCTAAAAACGTTTTCGTTTTCGATGTAAAGTCCGTAGACTTGTCCGTTGTAGTTTTGTGATGACATAATTTTTTCCTCTTATTCTTTAAATTTCTGGATATTGCAAGTCGCCTGCGCTGATTTCATCGCTTGGGTATCCATTAAGTGCACGATAAATAGCCATTTCGATGCGTTTTAAACTTGGTTGATTTGCATAAGCGAATGGTATGTTGTTTTCTTTACATACATTCACAATGTCATATGACATACTGTGACTGATACCTGTTTTTGCGATAATAACGAGATCGGTATTGTCGAGCATTTTTGCTTTACCTACTTTAAAGCCAGCCATATAAGTTCCGAGTTGCTGTACTTCGACGGAATCTGCACCCTTTTCTTTGATGAGGGTGTTTTCGATTTCTTGGATCATACGTGGCGGGATTCCGTAAATAGCAACTTTCTTACCAGTTAAGTCATAGTCAATCGAAGAGCGAGATTCTCGCTCTGTTTTTGTACGTTTGCGGACTGTACTGGTGTTTTGTACAGTGGTTTCGCTATCATATCCGCGATAGACCCAGTTGATGTATGGGTATCCGTCTTCTTTTAGGTATAAATCTACAGTATCTCCGGCATGGATGTTGAATCGATCCGCCATTTGACGCAAGTAGAAGATATCGAAAGCACATCCGAGTTCCTTAATGGTTTGTCCGTTGATGTCTTTTGTGATATAGAGTTCTTGCGAGTCAGGTTCGAGTTCTACAATGCCGTGTTTGATGTAGTGAAGTAGCGGTGCTGTTGGATCGTCACCGAGATTTTGGTTGATAATTTCGTGCGAGTCATTACGGAATTCGACTAATTGTCCGTGATGAAGGTCTAGTGCACGATATTCTCCAATATTTCCTGTGAAGATTTCAGCACCTGTGTCATCACAGATGGCATAATAGCCGGGTTTTAGATGCACAGTACCTGTACGGATGTTCGGTACAGGTGTTTCTTGCGATGATTTCTCGCTCGTAACTTCTTGCGGAGTTTCGGTAAGGGGTTCCGTTTGAATGAGAGGGGCTAGAAACTCACCGAATTGCTGATCGGTGTGCCCCATGAATTGTTGTGCGGCGATGACTCGTGTCAGATGTCCCGCCAAAAGAAGATCTTTACAGCGTTCGCGCACGAGGTCGTCAAAGTTGTTTCGCATATAGTTTCCTTTCTAGCGTTTCTTTTACAAATCTTCTTCATTATCTTCGAGGTAGTAATCGATTTTGATGCCGATGATTTGACCGGCTTCATTTTTTGCCACGTAACAGTCGTACGAACCGTCGCCGAGTCCCGATGACGTGACGACTGAGTGTTTGTCGGTCCAGATGCAGTTGACGGGTGTCGATACCTTGTAATCGTCTAGGGACTCGTCGTAAATACCGTATTGGAAGCCTTCTCTCTTTAATTCCATTTCTTGATGGAATAGTTCTTGATACACTCGGCTTCCCTGTTTGCTATCAAGTCCGTCTAGTTCTTTTTCTAGAGCGATTCGTTTTTGATGTAGTGGTTTGATTTTGTCAATGAGGTATCGCCCAACGGGTGTTACAGGTATGCGTTTATATCTAAATGTTTCAATACTGTCATACCAACGTTCATCGCGTTCTTCATCGTCTTTGATGTGAGCGAAATGGTTGTAGTCATAGATACCCGCTTGACCTGAATCAACACCTACGCGGATATCTGTTTCTTCGAAATCGTTTGGTTCTTCAACATCTTCATGCCAAGCAATGAGTGCGGAGCAACGATTACCCCAACAGTTAACATTTAGATTTTCAGCTTTGGTGTGCCAAGTCCCCGGTTTTACATTTTCAAGCACACCTTGACACCATATATCGAGGTCGTAACATGGATCTGAAACCATGACTTTATCACCGAGTTCGATATCGCGTCCGTTTTCAGATGGTAATGCTATATTAGCGCGTGTATAGTCATCGTACCATGGATCGCGGAACCATTTTTGAACGTCGTGTTCCAAATCATAAGTTTTGATTTCAATAGTATAGATGTCACAGGTTGTTTCACGGACGACTTCACCATGTGCTACAATTTTGAAATGGATGATTTGGTCATTTTCACTATCCAATTTCCATTCTAGTTGGAATTCATCTGTGTTTTGCCAATGTTCTTCAAGTAATTGTGCGAGTTCTTGCACTGAATGGTATTTATACATGTGAGTTCCTTTCTAGTCGAGTCCTTGGTAAAAGATGTAGTTCAAGTCATCGATTGTCCTATCAATGACACCATGGAAACGTTCGTCGATGTTTGTGAGTGTATATGTTTTATCGTTTAAGTCGATTTCAATTTCAGCGATTGGCATCAGTTTGTAAGGATATCCTACAATTTCTACGGATGGGTCTAGTTGTTCGCACGGATCAACGGTAATAGTGATTTTTGAATTATAAATTTCAATTTCAGTTGCACCATTTGGGCTTGTAAATCTCAATCGTTCATTTTTGGTAATAACGTCTGATTTCATCAACAGTTCCATTAACGTTGCAAATTTAGGTGCTTGTGTGAAAGCAATCAATTTGTTTATGACAATGGATTCGCGGTTTAAGTAGCTGTATAAGGACATAAAGTTTCCTTTCTAGTTGTCTAAGCGGTTGACGAGTTCAAGCCCGCCGGGAATTTCACTCATCATTTCTTCGAATTGTGAATAAATACGTAGTGGTTGTGGATGGGTTTTTAGTAAGTCAATCATTTCACGTTTGTGTTCACGATAGTTGTCCATGCCTGTGAAACTGTCACACCATTCATCATAGTGATTGATGAGCCAATCGGCTGAGTAGATGTCGCCGACGCTGTATAGGTTTAGTTCGAAGAGGTTTTCGACTGAACATTCATCGTCCATTTGAGTGGTTTCGATGATTTGGGTATGTTGGTCTTTCCACATGAGTTTGACCGTTTCCTGAGACAGATAGTCAGTTGAATAATCTTCATCGACGTAGTTGAACGTTGCTTCGAAGTTGTACTGTTTTAAGTTGTCACGGATAGCATTAAGCGCTGTTCCGTAATCGTGATTGAAGATGTCGTCGAAGAAGTTTACTACTACATGTTTGAATGAACCGTTACCTGTACCGTCGAAGTGCGATTCGTAGTCATAATAGTCATCGAATTCTTCGAGGATGGCGTTTAGTTTGTCAAGTGGTTCGGGTTGGTTGATAATGGCATTGTTGATGTCTCGAATGAGAAGGGGTGTGTTTGCTAAATGTTGCAGATAAAGCAGATAAGCCGCGTTGATATTGGTTTCCGCATAAAGGGACATTGTCCCTGATGCTGTTGTTGGATTAGCCATATTATTTGTCCTTTCTTAATAGTTCAACTAGTTGTTTGTATTCTGCTTCAGAAATGTGATAGGCGTGATTGTTTGTGCAATGCACGACACCGCCTTCGTCGTAGGGTTCTACCATGACGATGGCGTCTAAGTTGAAGATATGGTCTTCTAAGTGTCCTGGTTTCATTGGGTTTCCTTTCTGGTTTTTTGGTGAGGTTTCAATTAGATATTGAATTGGATCCAATAATAGTTTTTTGATCCAAATATAGCTGAGTAATAGAAGTAATGCTGTCAAACCCACATACCAAATAAATACGGTGATTTGAATAAAAAGTGATATGATCATAGGGTTTCCTTTCTTAGTCGAAGAAGCTTTCTTTACATAGTTTGAATGGTGAATCAGGGTTTTGATCACGTGTCATTTGCCAGTGTGCGCGGTCACGATATGTTTTATAGCGAGGGTCTTCTGTGTTGACCGATAGTTTGTTTTGTGCATTATCGAGCGTATCGCTGTAAAACATCGCAGGTACGGTGTATCCTGAGTTGGTCGCATTTAAGATGTCGAATAATTCTGGATGAAAGTCCATTAGATAGGCCGCCCGAGCGAAAGCGTTAGCGTCGGATTCTAGCGTATATGCTCCGTTTCGATAGCTGTTTAATAGAGCGTTAATAATATCTTTACGATGTTTGTTTTCTTTTTCGGTCAGCGGTCGAGTAATTGCCGGGTGGTTCTTTTTGTAGTCTGATACGGCTAACGTTGTAAATCCGAGTGCAACTATTTCTACGATGATAATCGAAATTAAACCATCTAGATAGAGAGCTACTGGGATATTTAGCAATTGTAACGTGAAAAAGCCAATAAAATACCACATCATTTGCGAAAAATACCCAAGGCGATAGCGTTTATAGATGAGCTGTTTACGATATAATGCCCCGCATAAAATGGCATATGATAGCAATGCTATCAAAGTTGCAAACATAAATGCTAGAAGGTGTTCGCTGATATAGTTTCCTATTTGGTGCGCTATATCTGTTTTAGTGAACTTAAAAAGTCCGAATAAAACAGCTATAAATGTTACAATACTTATGATTGCGATTATAACACCCTTTAGTTGTTTGAAAAAAGCTTCAATTTCTTCGCGCAAAGGCGGTTTTTGATAGTTCGGTTCTGTCATTTGTTTTCCTTTCTAATTACCACCAAAACATACGTTGGACTTGACTCCAAGTTGACCATAGTGCTTCATCATTGTCCATATAAGTACGTTCGATGAGCCATTTGCGCCAGTATGCTTGTGGTTTGTCGTTATAGCGATAGCGGTACATGTTGATTGGTGCGTGTTTGAACCATTTGAGACCTAATCGCAAGAACAATTTTAAATCAGCCAGTCTTTCTTGACTGAGAAGGGTGGTTACGTTTTGGATTAGTTCTTCTTGGAATTTGACCCATGCAAAATCGTCAATATTATCGGAGTTTTCAATAGTTTTGACGATATTTTTGTCGTTTTTATCAACAGCTTCAGGATTGTCGATTTTTAGAGCAGCATAGATATAGAGAATGACAGCGTGGTCTAATCCCCATGTGATAGCTGACCAGAAGCCTCGTTTATGATAGTTACGTAGATGCTTGTAATAAGATTTTCGAAAACGTTCTGGTTTGAAGAACGGATAAGATTCTTCTAACTCGTAGATTGTTTTTCGAATATCTTCAGGGAGTTTGTAGTACATGGGGGTTTCCTTTCAGTATTATTCATCTTCCGGATTGAGCGGATAGGTATTCGGATGAGTGTTGTTCAAATCAACAGTTAGATAATAGTTTTTAGCCCATTCCACGCAGACGAGGTCGTCACGTTTCAATTCAACGTTGGTCCATTTAGCCAAGAGCTCACGCGTATCAAATCGTTGGTCAACGACAACACCGTAACCATTTGGTGTTTTGTGCACTTCAACGTTCATCGTTGGACGTTTTGCACCATTTTTAGTTTGAGTGTTTTCGTGATAGTACTGAACGTCAGCGAGGAATTCTTGCAAGAGTTCTTCCGTATCTTTTCCTTCGACCGGGTCGAAGTCGAATAGCCATTTGAGACGCTTTGAGTCGTAAGCATTTTCTTTGAGAGCTGCGAGAGCGGCAACTCGTTGCGGAAGGCTCGATAAGTTGAATTCATGGTCGAGTAACTTGTGTTGTAGGGCTTTGAACGTTTTGGCGTTACTACGAGGGTTGACTGAAACGTACATTCGGCACATTTCACCAAGCTCGCCCTGAGCAACAAAGGCTTGGAATTGATGGCGGAGTTGTTCTAATTCTTTGGTTGTTGTGAAAGCATTTCTGCGCTCCGTGAAGTTGGGCACAGTTTTGTTGTCTTTATTTCGTGATACGAAAAGAACGACAGTTAGTTTGTCGCTCTCATGGTTTTCGTCACGATTCCACTTATTAAAGTTTCCCATAGGTGGTTTCCTTTCTATTTGACCGCGGATTTTGGTACGCGGTCCATCGTATCTTTGTATTGAATTTGATAAGTTTTATTGTCTTCGTCGATGATTTTAGCTTCAGCTTGTGGTTGTAACCATTCTGATTTATCATCTTTGAGTGTGAACTTAATGGCTTTTCCATCTTTTGTGAGGTTGTAATAATCTTCGACGTGACCTTTTTCGATGGTTTTAATTTCGTTAATTTGTTTATTAAGTTGGTGTGCCGACACATATATGCCAGCGACTCCGATGATGGCTACGGCAATAGTTGCAATTCCAAGAAAGAGATCTTTATCTGTAATTAATACACTCAGACCGAATCCAATTGCCATAGAGACCATTAACGTCAATATTGCAATTGCGCCAAATAACATAAGTGTGCTAACGTTATAGTCATCGCCATTTAATAGTTGTTCTAACATGAGGTTTCCTTTCTAATCTTCGTTATGTGACGGCATGAAAATTGTGTCAGAAACTGTTTTACTATAGGTTTTGTGCGCTTGTGTGTCTTCAACTGAAAGCGTCCAAACAGTGCGCAAAACAGCGCCGTTACTATGTTTCTTGATGTCACGTTCTGTTAAATAGCTATATTGTTCACTAATGTATCCATTCCAACCGTGAATAAATGATTCGTTTTGATTGACTGATTCGATTTGGAATGGTTGTGTATATTCGTCTGTTGTTGAAATGTCATAACCACCATTTGGAGCTTGAGTCAAATTTAAGTTGATACTGTCTTGACGCAATCCATTAAATCGTGAATATTTAGATGATACGGAAACGTCAGCATAAAGGTTGGTGACACGGATGTTATAGTTTTGAGGTGCATCTGTTTTGAGTTTTACACCCAAGTCAGCAATAGACGGTGTTGTGAAAACGTAGTCATTGAGGTTTCGTTCATCGACCTTATAACTAGTTTCGAGCTCGATTTCTTGACCGTTTACGGTAATCGTGTGGTCGCGGTCAATACCTTTTTTCGGGCTTTCTTGAACAGTCTTCTCTGTTGAGTTGATGTTCACCGCGTGGGTTGTTTTAGATGCTTCTTCTTCACAACCTGCGAGAACAATTACCGCTGTGATTGCTGTTAAAGCGAAAACTACTTTTTTGAAGTGCATTTAGATTTTCCTTTCTAATCATCGATACCGATTGTGGCTTTTAGCACCTTGATGATGTCTTCAGTTGAAATTGCTTGTGTTGCAACGGTTCCAGATGTTACATAAACCGTATCATTTTTTAAATCATAATGGAAATAGAAGTATGCCACATCATGCCCTTCATGAAGAATAATGAATTCATGCACAGTCTCTTCAATGTGTGTACTACAAGTTCGACTTGGTCGCAATATTCCGCAATGATCACCAATGTCTTTTTTCGCGTGGATTCGTTGTCGCCAAGCATACATTAGTGGTAAGTATGTTTTCATTGGGCGGATGATTTCTTCGATCGCTGTTTCCATTTTAATGAGTGTTTTGCGATGTTGTCCAATTTCTCCGTCGGGTGCTTCTAATTGGTTTATCTTTTCTGTGATTGATGCCATTTTCGGTTTCCTTTCTAGTTTTTGAATAACGCTTCAAGTTGCTTATCATTATTTGATTTGAAAGTAATGCGAATTTCGCCTTCTTCATCTGATTTGCTAGGTCTACTTTTGACTCCGAAGACCTTAGGTGTAGTCCCTTCGATTGGGCGGTATTCAATTTTTGCAATTCGAGCGTTATTTGGGTCGATATCTTTAGCGTTCACATTTTCTTTTTCTAGCAAGACATTCTTAGTGATTGAGTTTTCACCTTTTATTGCTGTTAATTTGATATTCATTACGCTATCGCTTTTATCTAATGCGGATTGGAAGCCTTTGATATTTTGTTTTTGGTTGGTGCTGATACTGTGTTTGTCAGTAAAATCTTTATAGGTAATTTTCACATCTGCGTTCAAGTCATTTGTGTAAATGGTTTTCCATTGTGCATGTGACACGGGATAACTTCCTTTGGTATTTATACCAAGTATTCCTAAGACGACCATATTTACAAGTATCATACATGCGCCTATGATGATATATGTGTCTTCATTACTGGATGGTATCATAGCTCCGATGATAAATAGGCCGCCAATAATTGCAAGAACACCTGCTATTGTAGCAATGGTGTATACATTTAATGCGATAAATTCTAGCATATAATTTCCTTTCTATAAGAGCGGTCTGAGAGGACCGGGGTGAATTAGGCGAACAATATGTTTGAGTAGATTTGTTTTATGTAGTTCATTTGTTTTTCTCAACAAATAAATCCATAGGTTTATGAGTCTGTAAAAATTTGACGTTTGATATCATTTATGATATACTATTAATAAGAAATAAGAGAAAGGAGGGTGTCGCCATGCGAGCACAAACCTCAAGTTATGTAGTTTCGACAAAGGTTCATTTGCCAGAGTCGATTGCAAACCGGTTAGAAAAAAGTTTTCGTATTTCAAACAGTGCTTACAATGAAGGAATAAGCTTTGGTCTTAAACGTTTTGAAGCAATGAAGCGAAATCCTTATTATCAAGAACTCCTAGAGGCTAGACGTCTTGCTAAGGTTGGAATTGCTAAATTAAAAAAAGCTAAGAAAAAGACGAAAGGTTTGGTGCAACAAGTTAAACTTTATGATAAGGCTCTTTTTGAATTAAGGAAAGCTTATGGGTTAACTGAATTCGGTTTATCCACTCATCTCAGTCAACAGAGACGAAAACCAGGTTCACCATATCAACAAATGAGTGCGGGTGAAATTCAGGTGATTGCCGGTCAAGCGATGAAAACCTTAGAAAAAGTTCTTTTCTATCAAATTAAACCACATAACGTGAGGTTTAGAAGCAAGTTCGATTTAGACGTTAGTTTTCGCAACCGTGTGAATAATGAAGCAACACGTTTAGTACCCTCCAATAAAAAAGGCATAGCTTATCGGCTTTATATCCATAAAAAGTCAACGTTTGTAGATATCCCAGTCAAAGCCTTTAATAACTATCAACAAATGAGTTTGTTACGCAGTGAGAAAATCAAATATGTCCAAATCATTCGAAAAACCATTCGAGGAAAGAAGGTTTATTACCTACAGATCGTCTGCCAGGGATTTCCACCATCAAAGGTGACTAAGGGTCAAGGTGTGGTTGGGATCGACCCGGGTATTTCGACGGTGGCCTTTGTGTCACCAAGCGAAGTTGCTTTGGTTGATTTAGTACCTAAAAATATCGTACGAAAGGAAAAACTCTTGAAACAACTCGACCGAAAAATTGAGCGGTGTCGACGAGTGAATAATCCTGAGTGCTATAAGGAAAATGGAACTATCAAGAAAGGTGCTCGGTTCAAACGCCCGTCCAATCGACAAATGCGTTTACAAACCCGAAGTCGCAAGGCGCATCGTTCTTTATCTGAAGAACGTAAAAAGCTTCAAGGACAATTGGTCAATCGACTGGTGTCACAATGTTAACCTTTTATAGGGTTAGTATGAACTGTTAAAGGACTCCAGAAACGAAGGCGGGACATCCGCATCAATCCAAAGACCAATCGACCTTATAGTAAAAAGCGTTTTGGAAAAGCCATTTTTAGGGCTGCACCAAGCGCCTTTAAAACAGCTCTTGAAACAAGAGCCTTCCAACTTGGTATTGAATTTGAAGTCATTTCACCAAAAGAGGTGAAACCAAGCCAATACAACCACATTACTCAAACCTTTGAAAAGAAACCTCTTTCCACGCGCTCCTATGACCTATCGGATAGCTATCCAGGTGTACAACGCGATCTCTACTCGGCCTTTCTCATCGGACATATTGAAAAGGGTCGCTACCAACAAGCACAACTCAATCAGGACTTTCCTGATTTCTATAACCAAATGAAGGACTTCCTTCAACAACCGATTGAAACCGAGCGATTAGCTTGGTATTTAACCTAAAAACTCATTGTCAAGGAAAAGACAGTAACACCCGAGGGACTGACGCTCCTTCGTTATTGCACAAGACGAAGTCTCTTCTTTCTACGTAGTATAAAGAGACTTTGAGACGGACGATGTGTGTTTTTAACGTGTGTCTTCCTTCTTGTGAAACTTCCAAGCTCAGACATATACTGAGATCGGGTCTCTACCCGAAGCAGGTCATTGCTTTCGAGCAGTCGCCTTTGATTAATCTTTGAATTGAAGACGAGAACTGAGCGCGTTTACCATGAGGTAAACGGGAATCCCGATGTTGAAACGTCGGAAGGACGTCGATTTAGGTCTTTTTTGTTGATGTGTGCATATTGGTCTTTGAACTGAACTTGATATGACGTTTTATCTTCACTGATGATTTTAGTTTCAACGTTATCAACCAACCAATAGGGTGCATCAGATTTCTTTTCGGCGACGATCAACACGCCATCTTTTTTGAGGTTGTAATAAGGCACTTTGCTAGTTGCCTGTTTGACGACGTTGTATTCGTTTTGCTGTGTTTGCGAATGGTTAATTGATGTGTATGCACCGATAATAAGCATAATAGTAAAGACTATTGTGCAAATATTCATGATTATGTCATCATGGTGAAAACCTTTTTTAAATCCGTTTTTGATAAATGCATACGTCGCACATGTCGAAAGTAAAGCACACAAAACAATAGCACCGGTAAATGCCTGTCCTCCATCTAGATTCAATTGTGATGCAATAATTTTTCCCATTTAGGCTCCTTCCTATTTTGTATATCGTTCAATTTCTGCGATTTCGTTTTTGACAAATTGAATGAATTTGTTGAGCTTGGTTTTATTAACAGAAACTTTGTGGAAGATGCGTTGTTGCTCAGTCAGTAACGGATCTGTCATTGCTGTCTGGGTGTCTTCACGGTAACGATAACCCGAAATTCCTTTTAGAATATTAGCTTCATCGTTAGTGATATCCAAATCGGGAATTAATTTATAAATTTGATTTTGGGCAAATACTAAGAACCACGGATTAGACTGGTCATTGTCACGTACTTGTTCGAGTACTGTTAGTAACTTTTCGTAGCAATTTTTAACTTGACGCTTTTCAAGAATAAGTTTATAGATGTCGGTCAAGCCGTCGTAGACACGCAGGCGTTCTTGGTCGATCATACGTTTTGCTTGGTTGAGTTTCTTGATAATATTTTTGTGGTTTGTATCTTTTGCAATGGTCAAAAGAGCTGTTTGATGCGGATTTTCACGCCATGTGATATAATTTGCGCGGCTCATTAAATTGATTTTAAATTGCTCTTTTTCGCTTTTTATATAGACGTATGGTGCTAGACCATGTTCACGAATCAGTTCTTCGAGTTCTGTTTGCGTAATCATGGGTGTTCCTTTCTAATTAATTGGTCAAAATGCTATAGAGTCGCGTGATGTCATTTGGTGTATGACCGTCATAGTGGGGCGCTGTTTCCAATTCAATCACGTCGAATTTATCCCAGTGGTCGATATGATAATGATACGTGAATTGTCCATCGGGTGTGTTAATCCCCACGATAAAATAGTTTTCGAACATTGTCCCGTCGTCATGAAGTTTCGATTTCCACGAAATTGTTTTATTTTGGTTACAAATGATTGAAAACAAAATCATACGATGGTAATATAATTCGTTGAAGCTATGATATCCGTCAGATAATTCACCTCTTTCAGGAAGGTTGAATATTTTGTTTTGTATTTTTGCAAAATCGGACATGGTGGGCATTTCTTGTTTATTCATAAAATTCCTTTCTCTAGCACATCGGTTACATATAATTCTGACGGCACTAAATGCACATATACATGTTTTAGTTCATCTTCGCTGAAAATGGATAGCGGTGAAGGTTTTAAGAATTTGACAGTACTTTCAATCCATGCATCATTATTTCCGCGGTCTTTTGCTCGTTGTTTGAAAATTGTTTCGGATTGTTCCGTTGGAAGTGGTTTCAAATAATGTACGTCGTAACCGAGTGCGATGATACCGTGGACGATATCTGGGTTTTGTGCGGTGAACACATAATCGTACTTTCCTGATTTAACAGCTTCGTCAATCGCTTTTAGGTAATCCGCGAGACCGTTTTCCTTTGGTTTACGGTTTGGAATTCCTTTAAATTCTTCGGATGTCAGATGTTCGTAGCCCGTTTTATCGAAGAAATAGTCAGAGCTCTCAAGGTCGAGAGCTTTTGCAGGATGATTTTGTGCGTAGTATGTCTTTCCCATGCAAGGAAAAGCTAGAATGATTTTTGTCATAGTTTCCTTTCTATTACCAATCGACTGTTCCGTCATCGTTTACGATAATCATTTCAATAGTCATATAATTGAAGGTTTGTTCGAGTCCTTGTTCAATAACGTCATCGATTTCTTGGTCATCGTCTCCGTACCATTCGTCGAGATGTTCGAGTAACCATTGCGCTGCATCGTCTGCACTTGTCGTGATGTATTGGCGAGCATAGGTTGATCTCGTGCGCCAAGGGTCATGGTAATAAATTTCAAATAATGTCATTTGGGTTTCCTTCCTAGTCTTTCACCATTTTAATTCGTTCAAGTAGTTCTTGAATCGTAGCATTTAATACGAGTGGACTTTCGATAGTTTTATCTGTTGAGTATTTCACGCCGACGTATTCAACAAGCTCTTGTGTGTTTTCATCATATTCACAATATTGAATACGCACACCACATCGCATAATATGTTCATGGCGTGGATACGCTTCAGATGTCACGCTTACTTTGATTCGTAAGTCAGGCGTGATTGAAATCGTACATTTCGTTTCATCTAACGGCTTAACACCCGCATAGAAGGGTTCATCTAACAAGACTGGCCCATAGTGTGGTTCGAGTTCCTTATAAATGCGTTCTGCTAGGGTTTCTCGCGTAAGTGGTTCTTTTGTGAGTGTGATAAATTTACGGTGTTTTGTTTGTTGGTACTTTGTTCCAATCTGTACGGTTTTAACGTTCATCAACTCATTATAGATTTTTTCTGCGAGTTCCTTTGCTTCAGTTTCTGAGTATTCCTTGTATGGATCTAAATAGGTTTCCATTTTATGACTAAATGGATTTTGAGGCATTGGATATAGATATTTTGAGTAATGGAGCGTATGGGTGAATACATCTCGGTAATCTAAATGATAGTCGACCTTTGACTCGCTGTCACGGAATCGTAAATAAGTCATTGGGCTATATGGGCCATCATAGGATTCATGATGGAGATAGTCGTGTTCATCATCGATTTGTGGTTTGAGTGATTCGAAGCGTTTATCATAGTAAAGCACGAAATCGTTTTCTTCAAGGATGTAGACGAGTTGTTTTAGGACGCGTGCTACGTTTAGTTCTTTGTCCATGTGTATTCCTTTCTATATTAGGTCGAGGAAAATTTTGCGAATGTCGTCTTTGGTGACATCGAGTTCATATTCGTCGCCATTATTCTCAATGGTGATGTATTCGATACCGTTTGGCGCAATACCATTGAGTTCATCAGCAATATCATCGATATTTGCTTTTAGTGTATCGAGATCGACTTCTAAGATTTCATCATCAGTTAGATAATTTTCTAATTGTTGCATGAGTTCTTGTTTGGTGTCCCATTGACTGATCGACCAATGGTTTTTACGAGCATAAATAAGAAGTTGTACGATAATGTCAGTTTCAGGTGACGTTGTTTTATAAGTATTGGCGATGCTCATTAGATCGATATCCCGTGTGACAGTGATGATATAAGTTTCTGTTGTTTGTGCTTCTTTAATTTTTCGTAATGTTGCCATTGTTTTAGTATTCCTTTATTCCTAATTTTTTAAGGTAGTCTCTATAAATATTGTAACTATTTTTGTAATCGTTTGCGACAAGCAAATCTAATAAGCCGCTGAATTGTTCGACCCAACCAGTCTGTTCAGCGCGTCTATGATAGTCCAAGATGAGGTGAATAATGTTTGCTGATAAACCCAACGTCCATAACGGATTATTGAGCATGAAGAGTTGGGTAACCGTTAATGTTTTTTCAAAAGTTGTCGGTTCTTTTAACAATCCGTCACGTTTTAATTGATAGTCATTTTTATTATAATGACCTTGTTTGTGTTGTAAAATGAAGTCAATTTGTTCTATTGTCAAGTCAGATATACAGCTGAATCGCATAGCAATTTCGCTATTTTCTGCGTCAGTACGATTAGCCAGTTTTATGAGATAGTCTGGGTCATTTCCGGCGGCTTCTAATCGAACCGTATATTTCTTATCGTTAATGAATTCATCGCGGAAGAGACCTTTTTCGGCTAGGGCTTTTCGAATAGATTCTTTGCTGTGATGTTTCCAGAAATCATAATATTCAGAAGCATGTCCGTTTTGAATAAGTGTGCGAATTACTTCGGTTTCACCTCGTCGTAACAGATAGTCTACTTCCAAGCCTCGGTCTGCAATTTCGAGCAGAATATCCAGTTTTTCTTTTTCGATATAAGGCTTCAGGTCGGTGATTTCACCGTTGTCAAGTTTTTTGATAAATTTTGCTAGTCTCATTGGTTTCCTTTCAATATCGGAAGAGTGGTTTGTTCGGCGACGTGATTGTTACTTCACTCGAATAACCATCGTTAAATAGTTGGTGACATGTAGCAATAGCGTCATCGCGGTTTGTGTAGAGCCCATACAACCAACCGCTTCGATGTGTATCTAGCTTTTCGTCGTAATTCTCTTTCATTGTGCTAACTGCGGTACAAACATCATATACAATGTCGGGCAATGCTTCAATAGCACATAAACTATCGTTACGGAAGATATCCCAATTGTCGAGAAGATCATAAGTGACATCGGCTAAGATAGACTGTCCGAAACGGTCGTCGTTCAAATGGAGCATGTCGAAGGGTTTTGAAACTTTGTGATTTTCGACAGTTGTGCAATGTTGAAATAATATCCCGTCCTCGATGCTATAATAAATATCCGTTAATTGTTTGTATTTTGTGAGGATGTCTAATCGGTAACTATTAAGGAGTTCGAGCAGACGGTTTGGATGGAGGGCTTCGATGTCAATGTGATAAGTGATGTAATAGTAGTCCATGTTTTGCCTTTCTTGATTTAGTTGTTACAATAGCTTTTGCAATTGATTTTGAGCGATTTCCAACCGCATTACAGCAACTAAATCATTTGTGCCGTAAGTATTTCGAGCTCTGCGAATAATATTTGCTTGTGCTTTGATTTGTTCCAGATGTTTGATGATGTCTTGGTGCTGTGTCATATTTTTGTGCGCTTCATTGTTACGCATTTCAGCTTCAATTTGTTCTATCGTTTCGATGAGTTCACCTAAGTGATAGGGTGTTAGAGTGATAATTTTTTGTAATTGTTGGTTTATGTGTTCCATGTTTTTCCTTTCTACTAGTTCATGAAGAATATGGGGTTTGGGGCTATGCCCCATTTTACAGCATTGCGTACGCAATGCCTGTTTAGTTTGATTTCGTGATGAGAGAGGGGATTGGGGCTTTGCCCCATTAAATAGCATTTTTTGCGTATGCAAAAAATGCAAAAAAAATTAGGAAATAGATATCTATTTCCTAATTCTTCGGATAAATGTAGGTGTAGCTTCCACCCGATGCTGGATTGAACCATCCGCGGTAGTTTTGAATACCTGCAGGATTTGCAGCATAAGCACTACCGCCATAGTTTGCTTCAAGCACTTGAATCATTCCGTCTTCACGCACGTCTGTTACGAATGCAATATGTCCATAACCCCCGTCGTTCCAAGAAATGAGTGCTCCAGCTACTGGCGCATTACCTGTTTTGAAGCCTGCGGCTGCGGCGCTAGCGGCCCACTGACCACCATTACCCCAGTAATCGCCAGCCCACGGTGCTAATACCTTAGCACCCCATGTACACTGACCCCATGGATATGAGTTCGCATGCGGTGTGTAGTTTGGCACATAATGACTGACTACAGGTTTCCCTGTTGCAATGGCTTCGTTTTTCTTACGATCTGCTTCAGCTTTTTTGGCTTCTTCAGCTTTCTTAGCTTCTTCGGCCTTTTTGGCTTCTTCAGCTTTTCTGGCTTCTTCAGCAACTCGGTCCTGTTCAGCTTTTAATTCGGTTTCCGCATTTTTTAGCTTCAACTCACATGCGTCTAATTGACTTTGAATATTTAATTTCTGAGCTTTCGCGTCAGTTTTCCCTTTTAAATTAGTTAACTGAAGTCGGATGCTCGCCTGATTGACCTTCAAAGCATTTACATCTTCCGATAATTTCTGAACTTTTGTTTTCGGCGCCTGTTCAGTGGTAGGCGCCGCGGATTCATCCGCAAATACTGTCAACACGCTACCTTGGAGTGATGCGAGTAACACACCACTGGCAACGAGTTTTTTCCACGTTTGTGTCATATCTCTATGGATCGCGTTCGATCGTTCCTTTCGTTTTGATACCATTAGTATATCACATTTCTACCAAATTTACTACTCGCTATTGTTACAGTTCCGTTACAATTTAATGACTTTTCCGCTATAACAATGTTTTCCTTTTTGATAGACTGCGTTGGCTTCTTCTCGATTTAGAAGTTTATATACTGATAGTTGCCCATTACTCAAAGTCTTTTCGTACGTGATTTCATCATCTTCAGAAAAACTTGCTAGAGTGTTTGCATCAAACAGTTCTTTTTCGGCTGCCAAGGTCATATCAACAATCAGTTGCATGACGCCTTCTCGAAAAGTGATTGGTGTGGTAACATTTAGTTCACCATCATACTGACTCACATATAAGTACTTAACTTCCATGTGTCAAATCCTTCCCTAACTGTTTGATGCGATCGGGTCTGAAATCTGACCATGGTTCTCCGACCTTGGGATACACAACGGGCATTGCCAACTTGACATCTTTTCCGTTTTTCAGCATATCGATGTATTCGTTCATTTGTCCGCTTTCTTCGATGTTTACTTCAATATAAGGAATGTTTTCTCGTGTCAATAGCATTTTTGTTTGCTTACACTTGACACAATTGTTTTTAGAATACACAATTGTATCATTTGGATTTGATTCTTTTGTAATCATCTTTCCCTTTCTTTTCAAAAAAAATAGAAACATGTGTTTCTATTTTTGAATGACTTGTCTCAGCCATTGGTGTAATTCATGACGGTCATGGTGATATCCACTCATATAGGAATCGATGGTAGCTTTCATATCCAAATACTGTAAGTTTTTCAGCATAATCCTTGGCTCGTATCCAGCCTTCACTCTTCCGTTACGAGTAAAGATACTATGGTCCTGTTCATGAAACATAAATCGGTGATATTTTTTTTGCTCCTCTTGAAGTTTTTGTTCATATCTGGCGATTTGTGTCGTTAAATACTCAACGGTTTGTTGTTGCTCCTCCGGATAAGTCACCACATCGACTAACGTTTCTACACATTCTTCTTGTAAGTCTGTGCATATGGTTTGAAGAAACGTAGGTGCAATATCACATTCGTTGATGATTCGCATACAGCCCCCGATATCACCTTTATTCAATTTTCGAGTTAGCTGTTTCATATTTTCTTCAATATATGTAATCACTCCAATGGTTCCTCCATTCGACCTCGGGTTAGATCCGTCAAACCTTTTGATGTCACTCTTTCAATTTTGGTAAATTTACCCTCAGAAAGAGTAGCCATGTAAAACGATGGGATTGCTGGGTCATTTTTACACAATTTGGCATAATAAGTTGACGGTGTCAACCCGGTCATACCATTGGTGGTGTAGTCTTTAAACCCATTTGCGTTTCCGATATCATTTGTCAGTTGGACAACGAATTCATAACGTTCTTGGTCATTCGTCAATCGATAAACCGTCTGTTCGGGTGTTTTTTGCATATATCTCAACAAAGGGATATCGGAAATTCCGAGATCCCTTGTCAAGATGAGGACACGGCGTGCCATGCATCACCTCTTACCAGATTGATGCGGCTGTATCTTCGCCTGCTTGTTCTACAGATGCTCCTGCAGTTTCACCTATAGCATCTTCTTGTCCAAAGATTTTACCACGTCCACCACGAACAAAGAGTTCTTCTGGTGATTTGTCGCGTGCTTCAAGTTTCAAACGGTAGTACAAGTTACCTTGGTGTTCAGACTCAGTGAACGTAACTGTTACAACCGTACCTCCTTTAAGATAGTAGCCGAGGTTTCCATCTGGGTTTTCATTGAAGTCAAACAATGAATAACGACCATCTGATGTTTCGATGTTTGCGAATTTACCTGGCATGTTTACTGTGAATTGTACTGTTGCTTCGGGGTTTGCTCCGATAGCAGCCACAACAGCAGCTTTGATTTCTTCTACTGGTGTTCCAACATTAAAGTTTGTAGATGCTTGGTCAGACCATTGTGCTGTATCGTTTGCTTTAAATGCGAAGTATTTGAAACGTAGAGTTCCTTTCTTTTGCGGGTTTTTAGACTGACTGATCTTCACGGCAAACAAATCAGCTGGTACGTTTTCCAATTCACTTGGTTGAACAGACAATACCAAACGACGTGATGGAGTACCGTCAATTTTAGTGCTTGGGAAGATTGATACAGGTGCAGTATAAGTAAATGTTGTTGACATATGATGTCCTCGTCAGACCACACTTATCGTGTGTTGCTTCTACCCGCGGCGTCTGACTGCCTTTCTTTATTTGTTTGTTAAATTAGTTTTTTAAAATTAGGTAGATAATCTTAGTCCGACTCATTTTTACAAGATGTTCGTCACGCACCTCAACCTTTTGGTATCATCATTATATCATGGATGATACTTCTTGTCAAGGAAAATTTGAAAATTTTATTGATTTTTTGAGGTTGTGGAAACCTTTTTGATATCATTAGTATATCACGATGATATCTGCTTGTCAATAGTTTTGTAAAAAAAATTACAACCATTAAGATGGTTGTAATTCATTGCGCCACACGTCTGCAAAGTTTGCAATCATGTCGACGTATTCTTCTGTATCCAGTTGTTCTTCAATGGCCTGAAGTTCATCTTCAGTTTTCTTGAATAGTGACGTGTTATCCATATGGACATGAGCTGTGTGTGACAAGTTGGATATTTTTTGCTCACCAAGAATAGAGACAGATCCCTTTTCCCGTTCGTCGTTAGGTTTTCCGTAACCGTTCAAGGTTCGGTAATCACCAACACGAATTGCGTCAGCAAACTTATCCAATACCTTGAGTTTACCGAGTCGTGAGACGACACTAGGGTCACCTACTGGTGAATTATCCGGTAATGTTTCGATCATCTCATCGTAGTTCATACTTGGTTGACGTTTTGCTGTTGCATATCGTTTCAACTGAACACCTTCTTTTGTCAACCACGTACGGATAGTGCCTGGATGTACCTCATCATTTGAGTCAATGAAAATACTTCCACTAGTTGGTCGCATTACCCATGCCGTCATTTTGATAAAGGTAAACAAGTCAACTTCATCCCTATATTCCTTCAAGGCTTTGCGGATGAGGTCTTTGTCGATTGGTTTATTTACGATATCATCGTTTTGAAGGTATTTCACCAATACGGCATCGACTAGGGCTGGGTGGGTCAATCGCTTATCAACCACGGGTCCACCGTGTGATGTTAAGGTACCACCACGAGCTGATAACACCTCACCTTTTTCTTGGTCAATTTCGGCACGGTTGTTTGTGTCTTTCGAAATCAAGAAACATGGCTCTGGGTCGATTTGTACTAACAACTTCTCCAGTTCTCGGTCTACGATTTGTTTGTTCAATTCTTCATCAATATCAAACACATAAATACCATCCGTATTCGATGATGGCACTCGTGCACCATGAATGGCCAAGGCCTGTGCAATGATCCATGTCATCAACTGACCAATAATCCGCATTGAGACCGCTTTATTATTTGCACGCACTTTCGTATCAAATCCACCGTCCAGTACACCTGAAGCTGAGTTCAAAATCAATTTGTACCCTTCTTGCATGATGTTTGTTTCAATCCATTCACGGGATTGGAACTTGATGGTTTTCAGTTTTGATTTGATGGCAATGCGATGCTCATAAATTTCACGATAAATATCCTTACCGTGACCGTCATAGAAGACCCCCATGTTGATCAAAAGCATGGGATAATAGCCGGCGAAGTCTTGGTGGACGCTTTGTCCTGCTGATGTATATCGATACCGTTCTAATAGTTTCTCACTCTTAGATTTCTTATCGTAACAAAACGGTGTGAATTCTTCCGGGTCGATAATTTCATCACATTCTTCCGTCTGATGGAAAAAGTATGGAATTTCGTGCATAAGGTGGGCTGGATAACCCTCGACCACTGTCCGTGATTGAATTTTGATCAAATTGTACAGTTTCTGACTCACTTCTTTTTTTGGAATGAGTGAGACATATTTGTATTTTTCTTTTAGCTCCTTAATTTTTGCCCTATCACGCATTAATTGCTCGATAAAGATTTCAGCACCATGGATGCCTCCTGATGAGAAGTTCACGTGCGTATATGAATCGACACCATTTGCGTCAATTAACGGCAAGTAGGTACCAAAAGTATCCAGCAACTCACGACGCTCTGCTTTTTCATGGGGCGCAATACCATATTGTAAAAAGTGGTTTGTTGATGTGTTCCAGTTTTTACCTCTAAATGCATCATAGAAGTTATAGATGGACATAAACTTGGCCAAATGAGCTTTGGCGGCTTTTGGGTTGTTCTTCAGAACCACTTGATAGACATTTTTGATATACCATTCTTTTGCGTATTCAAGGATGTCAAATTGTTCAATACCACGCTCTTTAGCAATATGTGGTGCCGGATACATGAAGTGGCAGGTTGGATAATCTTCAATCGGTTTATCTGGAGCAATAATGTTTTCTACAAACTTTGCCGATGAGGAATTCACGGTTACACCATTTCGATCCAGTCGATCGCCGTATCGTTCTAGCAAGGCACGACGAATTTTTTCGGTGATTTCCAGCTTCGTTCCTTTGTAGACCACATCTCGAAATTCTGTAATATCGTTAATATTATAGAGGGTATCGGAATAAATATCGTCCGAATGTCCTGATTTATTCGATTCACTTTCAATGATGGATCCGCCCAACATACCAACTAGGGTTTTCAAACCGATCATAATACGTCCACGGTCAACCATGGACTCATTTAGGTATCCACCGTCGACTTGATTAGCATATTGCTCATAAGGTAAGGTCGGAATTCGGTGTGCGGTATTATCAATCAAGCTATCTGAAAATTGTCTCAATTTAGCGGGCGTTGTTTGTGTACGCCCAGCGACAACCGTTCGCTCAAAATAGTTCATCATTTGAATATCATAGGACAAACCATTATATGAGTAATACCAACCCTCTTTGGGTTTTACCACTTCCTCTTTCGTCCCTAGAAACTGGGACAATAAGGAATTGCTACCCATGCTCGGGATGTGCCGTTTAAAATGCCACAATAGGCGTGAAGCGTCATGTGCGATGTTAAACAATTTGTGTTTTAGACCTGAGTCCTCACAAGCTTTTTTAACAGCTAAGGCATCTTCAGCACGCTCTACCAAGTAATGCATTTCAAGTTCATTATTTTCATCATATAAGCCAACGCAGAAGAAGTTATCATAGGACTCAATATCCCAAAATAGCTGTTTCTTGACCATTAGCCTCGTCCTTTCTCAACCCGAGTAAAGACCTCGTACAATACGGCTGCGAAATCTGCATTGCAATACAAGGCTGTATCCGCTCGGCGAATCAACCATAGTTTCATCAACTCTGCGTTTTCAAAGGTAAAGACATCACCTGCAATTGCGATACGGTAATGGCCGTTTGGCTCGAGTTCCTTCACTCGCATACCCGGCTCTGTATAGTTACAGTCGATACGTAATCCGCCGTCAGGTGTCCGTACATCAAGACGATATCTTCGTGTTTTGGTGAATTTAATAATTTGATTTTTTTCAAATACGGGCACTCGCTTCACTTTATGCTGTGATGCGTAGGTACGCAAATTACCTTTGATTTTTTCTTTCAGTGCGTTGAACTGTTCTTGTTCCATTCTTGCCTCCTTTCTATTGTGCCATTGCCTGTTCGATTTCCAAATCCAAGTTGTAATGGATTGGTGTTGTGAATCCATCCTTCTTGATTGTTTCAATCATATGAGGCAGATCATCTTTTGTGTCCATATAATGTTGCAACTGGCGTTCAAGACCTGAGTAGTTTCGTTTTTCCTCAGGGAGTACGATTTCAGCAGCAAATTCATTATACACTTCGACATGACTCATTTTTTCATCTTTGATGGTGAAACTCATAATGGGTTCACCTGAAATGAGAAATGTCATATTGTTTTCATCAAATTTGATTGTCATACGCTCTTCCGTTTCTGTTTCAATTTTCAGGTCATCGTTTGTTAGTTCGGTAGCGGTGTCAATCACCATTCCCTTCTCTTGTGCAATTTTTAACACTTCTTTTGTCGTTTCACATTTCATATATGCAAACTTCTCAAACGGCAGTCCACGGAATTGTTCTTGAAGGTTTTCAATATCATTCATCACTGCGGATACATTCACACGCAAGGGTCCCGCCCCGAATTCACGTAAGACATCAAGGCTTGTATCCAAGTTGTATCCATTGATGATAGCATCATTTGCCCGCAATACGTTATCGGCGAAATCTTGGAGATCCTCATCAACATATTCAGCATTTGACGTATCATAATTCGCTTCAAACGTGTCTGACCAGTCTGGAATTTGTAAACATCTTCCGTAGTCCATGTTGACTGGTGTGGCAGTATCCGTTGTGACATCATAGGCGACGATAAAGTTAGATGGATTATTTAATCGATCCATGTTCCCTAACAAAACGTCAACTGACGCCTGTTCCAATAAAAATTGTCGGGCAGTGTCTTCGGGTACTTTGTTATTTGATAACAATCGAACCAATGTATCCAGTCGTTCCTTTTGTGGTTTGTCCACTACTGTTTCAGCGTATTCTTCGATACTAATAGCGACATTTGATTCAATAGCACCGTTACTCCCGATAGAAAGAACTCGCTCTACTTCATTGTCCTTTAGGAATACGTCTGAACGTGTCCCACTGACTGGTTGACCTTTGTGTTCAAATACTTCAAATGTATAATCGGCATGTCGGTGTGTACTCACTAAATTGCGAGTCACACAGGCTGCAATACTTTCTGATACAGACGAGTACTTATAATCAAACTTGTTTTCCCATTCACCTGAAATGGCTGGGTTTAGTTCGTCTAACTTAACGAATTGGTCAACTCCATCAATTGTAACGATCCCTTTATGCTGTAGTCCGTTCAATTTTTTGTGACCAAAGTTTTCTAATGTAATCACGATGTGTTCCTTTCTAATTAAGGTCTCTACTATCATTATATCATAGTTTGTAACTATTGTGCTATTATATCTTGTTCTGCTATTTCCGAACGTTACGTTCGAAAGTGAGTGGTTTTAAGGGTTGGATTGGAAAAACGTTCGGGATGTCCCGAACAATTGTCCAAAATGGGTGAAAAATACGATTAATTCGTAAAAATCAGCCGTTTTAGGGTCATTTGGATGGATTTGGAGAAAATTGGATTCCAATTTGGATTAAATGTTAGCGCTTACAAGCGCTGGTATGACTGACTTTCTCTACTAACCTCATCATTTTTGAAAAAAAGTTAGAAAAATTTTGATGAGTGGTCAGAAAAAATTTTTTTGTGAAATCGATGCTTTGATGTTCAAACAATACAAAATCCCTTCATACCGGGATTTGAGAACGCTTACAAAAAATCCAAATTACCATCCAAATTCGTCCAATTCACAAACTTGGCCAGTATAATAAAGATGCCAACGTTCGGATTTTACTGAATGTGCTCATTGATCCATTTTAATTCATCATCCGTAAATTTTACCGATCCTGAAAATTCTTTTCGATTTTTGAGCAAATCGGTTCGATATAGCTTCGACACTTGTATGCCGACGACCTCTCCGTGTTCATTTAAAACGCCAGATCCACTACCTCCTGATTCGACATAATTGTCCGTCACCCACAAATGGTTGTATTCATCCGTTACAATGGTTCCTGTTGTTTCATATCCTTGTTTCATTTTTCCGTCAACCGATGGATATCCTAAAACCGTCAGCTGAGTTGCTTGGACTTTTTTGGCTATTGGGTAATAGGTATGTTTCGTGTCCATGGTGATGATAGCTAGATCATCATAACCGCCTCCGTCATATTTGTTTTTATAACGGGTCACATTTTTTACCGATACGATATGGAGATGCCCATCATCAACCGTTATTGTTTCCGGGTCTTTGTGATGTTCTTGGTCATGCACCACATGAGCGGCTGTTAAAATTTTGTTCGGTGCAATATATACTCCACTTCCAAAGCCGACAACATCATCATAATTTGCCATGATTTTTACGACAGGAGTTTCATGAAATGTTCGCTTTTTCATGACAGCCACGGGTTGCATGCTGTGTAAGGTGTATGCGAGTGGTTTTTCGTAAAAAAAAGCAAGGCCTAAAAGACCTATGCTCATTGTTAGGATAAAGCTTGTTGTCGCATTTAAACGCATACTGGTGATAACCCCGTTTCTAACATCAACTCAGATGGTTCGAGCTCTGGTCGTTGGACAGCAACCCGACGTTTGGTTGTGTAATATAGTAGGATATCTTTCGCACGTGTCGTTGCTACGTACATTAAGCGACGCTCATCTTGCAATTCCTCTGGGTTATTGCGCATCGGAAATACACCATCCTCAATACCCACGACGAATACAACCTTCCATTCCAACCCTTTGGCTCCATGAATGGTTGCGATGGTAATCCCTTCGGGGTGTTCTTCTTTGACGCTGGACGCCATATCAAATGTAAAGTTGGTTGCGATGTCAAACAAGGTATATTCTTGATCACCTTGTTCTTCGTCATATTTGGTCATGTACTCATTTACGACTTGGTGCAACATTTCAACGTGACCCAAATATCGTTGTTTATCCTTCAACCCGTCAATCCACGTAAGATAGCCAGTACGTTCCAATAAGAATTCGACCGCTTGTTGAAGATTCATGTCCTTATTGTGTTGAATCAGTTCATTATAAACCGTACTATAGGCTTGAACCTTTTTCTTCAAAGCTGGTGTTAATTCATCAATATTATCCGACAAGATATATTCGACCAAGGATTGTTCGTGTTTTGCCGCATTTCCTTCAAGTTTTTTGAGTGCTACAGCACCAATTCCTCGTTTTGGTCGGTCTAAGGTTGCCATAAAGGCGTAAATATCCTTGGGATTTGTCATGATTTTCAAGAAGTTCATCATATCAACCATGACTTCTGACTTCATGAAATCAGCAAATTTTGTCGTATCATTGATTGGTAGTTGTGCAACGGATAATTTTTGCTTCAAGATAGGTAACGCAGCGCGTGATCGGATCAGAATAGCCATGTCCTCATAGGCAACCCCGCCTTGTTCATGCAGTGCTGTGATGGTGTTCAAGATGTGTTCTGCTTCTTGGCTATCATCAGCTGTTTCATACCATTTGATGGCCTTCAAACCTTCTGACGTTCGGTGAGCCTTCATTGGTTTTCGACTTGATTGACCTTCCGTGTTAATGGCAATCACTCGGTTACCAATGTCCAAAATTTCTTGTAGACTACGATAATTGGTTGACAAGTTGTACACTTTATGCACTTTTGTGTATTCATCCATGATTTCTGGTCGTCCGCCACGGAAGGAATAGATAGATTGGTCAACGTCCCCGATGAGGGTTAGTCTTGTTCCGGCAATGGCTTGAACCCAAGCGTCTTGCAAATAGTTTGAATCCTGAAATTCATCAACAATGGTATGAATAATGGTTTGTTTGAACGAGTCGAGCAAACCATTTTGTGCCATCAAGTAACTCACAAACAAAATCATATCATAGGTGATGACATTGGTTTCACGTGAGTGTTCAATTGACTCCTTAAAAATGTTATAAAGGGCTTCAACCACGTCGCTCGCTTCGACTTTGTTCAATCGAGCAAAGTTAAAATCCTGATTTCGCAGACGTGCATACACATCCTTATCAAATTTACCCGTTAATAGGTTAGTTGGATGAGCATTATTGACTAACGAACTGAGTGTTCCCGCAATTCGACCGTATTCCGTTTTACCAAGTGATTTGCCATCTTGATAATCTGTCGGTTTTAACATCCATTTACGAAACAATTCGGTATATTCGTGGGCATTTTCGAGCAAGCGCCGATAAAGTACCTTGGTTGACGATTCATCAACGATTGAAAAGTTTGGATTTAACCCAACTTCGATAGCTTTGGCACGAATGAATCGACTCATGATGGAGTGATAGGTACCAGTAATGACTCGTTTCATTTCATCATCTGTTAATGTTTCAGATAATTTATCACGTAATTCATCTGCCGCATTTCGAGTGAATGAGATGAGCATAACATTTCCTGAAGGATAGCTTTTGAGGATCTTTCTAGCACGGCCAACAAGAGTGGTCGATTTACCGGACCCTGCTGCCGATGCCCCAATCACAATTTCATCAATCGGCGCATCAATTAGTGCTTGCTGTTCTTCATTGTATTGCATGTAGGCAATACCTCCTTATTATTAACGCTTATCAGGATTCATCAATAGGTGTAATGAACATATTTGGCCCATTCCAATAGGTGTCATGTTCCGTAGATTCCAAATCAGATGCCGGTTCATGTTTCATTAGTTCCGCAACATACATGGGGATCTTTGCCAGTGTCAATTGTTCATATGGTTCGATAAGAACTTGTAGTTCTTCGGGCTCCTTTGATGCATATCCATTTTTAAGCTTCTTCATTTTTTTATCATAAATTCCGTACGTTGTCAATGGTTTTACCTTTCTAACAAACACATCAAAAGGCCTTTCGGCCTTTTGATTATTTGAATGCATTTGCAAGGTCAGCGATTGCTTCCTTGAAACTATCGCGGACTGCATCGCGAACAACCTGACGGATTTCTGATTTGATTTCTTTTACAGTTTCTTCATCCAACAATACATGTTCTACTGTTTCTTTTGGTGTTTCTTTGGCACCTTTTGCTTTCTTCGCTTTCGCCGTTTTAGCTTCAGCTTCTGCCTTGGCTTCAGCTTTTGCTTCAGCTTCTGCTTTTGCTTTTGCTTCTGCTTTTGCTTCAGCTTCTGCTTTTGCTTCAGCTTCTGCTTTTGCTTCAGCTTCTGCTTTTGCTTCAGCTTCAGCTTCAGCTTTTGCTTCAGCTTCTGCTTTTGCTTCAGCTTCTGCCTTGGCTTTTGCTTCAGCTTCTGCCTTGGCTTTTGCTTCAGCTTCTGCCTTGGCTTTTGCTTCAGCTTCTGCCTTGGTTTTTGCTTCAGCTTCTGCCTTGGCTTTTGCTTCAGCTTCTGCCTTGGCTTTTTCTTCAGCTTCAGCTTTTGTTTTTGCTTCAGCTTCAGCTTTAGCTTCAGCTTTAGCTTCAGCTTCTGCCTTGGCTTTTGCTTCAGCTTCTGCCTTGGCTTTTTCTTCAGCTTCTGCCTTGGCTTTTGCTTCAGCTTCTGCCTTGGCTTTTGCTTCAGCATCTTCTGGTTGTGTTGCGGCTTGTGCCAACAAGTCATCAAACGATGTTGCTGCGTTCGGTGCTTGAGTAGCTGGCTTATCATTTTCCCCGAAAATATCTGTGTCAACGCGATAATTTTCGGTTTCGTTAGCATTTTCCGTTGTTTCTTCAACTTCAGCTGGGGTTTCAGAAATACCTGCTTGTGTCAATAAGTCATCAAAACTTGGTACTTTGACAGATGGTTCAACAGTAGTTGCTTCAGGAGTTTCCTTCTCCTCCGTAGTTGTTTGTGACACTGCTGAAGTTGGTACCCCTGCTTGTGCTAAAAGTTCGTCGAATGATGCGCTAAATACGTTTGCCATGTGTTTTTTTCCTTTCTTATTTAAACGTCATACGTCGGTCCCAAATGGAAATTAATTGACGTACTTGTTGTAGTGTTTCTGGTGTTCGTTCTTCAATGACGCCTTTGATCATATCAAATAAGTCATCTTCACTTTCTAATTGTTGTGCGATATTACGTTCCAACAACCAATCTTTATCTGCTTGCAAATCTGTCGGTAGTTGTTGCAACAAGGTCCGATCACCTGTTGTGAAATATTGCCCAAAAGTTTTTGCGACATTGCTTGTTAATGGCATTGTCGTGTAAATTGGATGCATTACCGCATCCGCTTCACGGATTAATTCTGTAACAATCAACTCAATCGGTGTCCAATCGGAAATGTTTTTATCCTGTGCTCCCGAATTCACTTTTGGAAACAAGGCCATCATTTGTCGTGCGATTAATGATGCGAATGTTGCTTCTTTAAGTAAATTGGTCGTTCTCAACACCCGGTCTACCATTTGTGTGAAGGTGTTCACTTTTTCGTTCAACCGTGCGGATACTTGAGCCTGTTGCTCATTTCGTCTACGAACAATATAAGCATTGATAGTTGGATAACCGATTTCAGCTAATTTGTTGTTTAACAACGTTTTGTAGTTTTTATATGCAGCCGTTAATTCCTTATTGTACGCCTTCATGGAATTTTCAACCAAGGCTACAAGGCGTTTTACTTCTTTTACGTCATCGGGCGTTAAATCAGCATCACTTTCAATAGATGGCAATAGTCGATTGACTTCGGCTTCAATGGCCGTCCATGTTTCAGCTGATACTTGATAATTTGACATCGGGGTCCTTTCTAGAGGACCTTACCAGTCCTCGCCTAATGGAGCTTCCCAATCGCTTGGGCGCTCATAAAACATACTAGATCGGTGAATTTCATAATATTTACCGTCTGGTTTGAGATGATCTTTCACATAAGCGCGTGCTTGTTGTTTTGACAAGTGTCGCATATTTTGAACGGCCCGAAATAGACCGCCCGCCATATCACGAGGAATGAGTGGATAATTTTTGCGCACCCACTTATTCAACTCATCAGAGGTTAAGGTTTCAAAATTGAAACCATCATCCAACAAACTCACACCCGACACGATATATTCTCGGAGCCATTCTTCATCGTAGTTTCCTTCGAGAAAAATGACATCAAATTTATCCAACCCGTATAAACCTTTTCCTAATTCGGATGGTTCTAGAGTATCTAAATCTGTCGAGTATAAATACCGTTCGTCTCCTTTGGTTAAAATATACGCGTAATTAATGATGTCCCAATGTTTTTGGGCCAGTGCTGTGACATGGTATTCGCCACAATCAAATTCGCAGTTTTCAGGAATAGTGTGGACGTTCTCATAGTCACGCCAGTCAAGTTTACCTTCTTCGTCCAATTTCTCACGCACACCTTCTGGTAGATATACGTCTTTTCCGGCTTCAATAAAGGCCCTGACTAATGGTTTATTAAAATGATCCGAGTGTTTATGGGAAATGAATACATGTTTGATATCATCAAACGATGTTAGTTGTTCTAATTTTTTTTTCGTTAATCCTGCATCGATCAGGATGTCATCAATCAAAACAGCGTTCCCTTTGGATCCTGTTGTTAAAATTCGATATGTAATTGTTATCACCATACAGCGACCCAAGGGGGCCCCGATTTTAATCGGAGGAGGAATTGGGCCGTCCTTTCTATAAATTAATTGTTTTTATTAGCGTTTTTACACATTGACATATCTATTGGTTAAATAAGCGTTTGTATGTGCTAATAATGTCAATTTTTTATAAGTTCGTTCTTCATTTTTTAAACCTTCTACAGAAGCAAGGGCAAATATTCCTGAGCTTCGACGACTTTTGATATAATAACGATGATTATCAAATAACACAAGGTCATACAATTGAAAGCCAAAGGTAACAGTCGGTAAACATGCCACTTTACGTACATGTCCTTTACTGAAGGTTGCACGGTGCAATTGACGATTATGTCGACGCATTTTCACTTTAACAACTGTTTGACTCATAAATGGAACAGTTGCAAAACTAGTGATGCATTTGGCGTCAACATGATGTGCTTTTGGAAGACCGGCTTGAATGCGGTTATATTTTGTAATATAACCGTACGTCATTTTGACATTTGGATATCTTTCTTTAATAGCATCATATAAAGCCCATCGCGTAGCGTTCATATAGGCCATGTATTTGAATAACCGTTTTTCTTGTGGCAATTGTTTTAATTTTGCAGTGGCTTTTTTAGCCGGTAAGGTTTGTTGGATGAATTCTTCCGCTGTTAACGTTCCTTTCTTTTCATTACAATCATGACAAGATAAGGTCAGATTATCAATGCGATTGGAACCTCCCTTTGATTTTGGAAACATATGTTCTACTTCAAAATCAGAAACGGCTTTTCCACAATAAAAACATCTGCGTCCATGTTTTTCAAGAAGGTAATTACGAATGTTATAACCTTGTAAAGTGCCTTGTTGGTATTCAATGCCGGAGATATCGGGATTTTTGATTTTTTGAATATCAAATTCAGCAGTTTCAACAATGATGGTGTCAATAGGGAAGTAACGATGGATATGGTTGATTTCATTCACTTGTACAGTGACTTTTTGTTCTAAGGATGGTGGTAACCAGCCTTTTTTCTGATTTTTACGGTTGTTAAATCGTGGTTGACGATACCGTGTTTTTCTAGACCGACGATTTTGTCGACACATACGTCTGTCTGAGAGACGGTTAGAAATATCATTACGAGCAACGACTTCAGCGCTATAATATTCACGATGTTCATTAGTTAGTGAGTAACCCGAATGAATGGCGCCACTATCAACGCCCAGTGTCATCGGTTGAATAACCTGTGTATCAGGTTCGTAATCCAACTGGATGGTAAACGGCTCATATGATACGATATGGGCCTTTTGTATTTTTAATAGACGATAAACTTTGCCAAGACGTGTGGTTGGCATTAACGGTTTACCTTGTTGGTCTAACACGCAAGCTTGTGTTGTCTGCGTTGTTAATGTTTTTGTCATGCGTTTGACAAAGTCCTTTCTAATTGATTTGTTTATTTAATGCGGTAAGCGGGTATAAACAAACCCTTTGTTGCCTTCGCCAATGTTATCTTGTAGTTTTAAATCGTTATCACACGGTTCCTACCAATCAGAACTGTTTAATAATGACGCGTAGAGCGTGGGACTAGGCAGATATCCCACGGTACCTATATATTTACAAGTAACGTAGTTTAAAACTGAGGCTAATCAATCACGGTTTCTCAACTACTGTAAAGGAGTCAAGCAAACCGCCCACTTTAGTGGGTGGTTATTGATATCTGCTGACGATTTCGTCCACAAGTTGCCATCTTTTCTGCATCGTACATCCATGACCGTCTGTTATGATAGCATCGAATATATCACTGATTTTGTGAGCCAATCCATGGTCATTTAAGTCGGTTTCAATATTAAACACTTGGCGGATAGCTCTGGTACTCAAACCTCGCGTCCAGGTTGGGTGCTTTTGGATGTAGAGTTGTTTGGTCGTCATGGTGCGCTCAAGTGTGGTCTGATTATGGCGAATCCCTTCAATTTGTAAGCGAAATATTTCAAACGTGTTATGATAGGTGCTTTCATATTCTGTCAAGTCCTCAGGTATACCGAGCTGCATGAAGGCAATCAGAACTTCGGGGTCAGGGTCTATCATGTGCATCAATTCCTGATAGACCGTTTGCCAATCTGTGGTGCTCAATTTGTAATGGAGAGCCTCTTTGATGTGGGTTGGGTCTTTGCGTACTACTTCCATTCGAATACTCGACAAGGGGTCATGGATGAGGGTGTCGAGCTCATATCCGTTCACCACTAAAGCCTCACGTACAGATACGTCAGGGTGTTTTGCCCAGTCCTCGTACTGGTCTTGTTTCTCACCTTTTGTAATGCTATCGACTATACCTTGTATATGCGACTCATAGTCGCTGTATGTCATATCGGCATATTCGTTTAAAAGTTCGTTCATATTTTTTCTCCTTGAACTTGCTGGCTTGCAAGTTCTTTTATGGTTGATTGAGTGTGTTTGCGATTGTTAGCTTGAAGATTGTTCCACCCTCATTCGGATGAATGTATGGATGTCTTCGAGTGACTTGTTGGCTGATTCCTTCCACATGACTTCATAAATATCATCCAACGTTAAATTTTTAGCCCACAGAGGTGACCCTGTATCATAAAGTTGTGTGACAGTCATGGTTTGTTCAATGGTTGTTGCTTCACACTCTGATGCTTTTTTAATACGAATAACATCGGCAAGCTTGACCCTTGACGTCATTTCTGCTTGTTTTACCTTTCGGTCATTGACTAAGAGAAACATCTCAAACTGCTCTAGGTTGGGTTTTTGTCGCGTAACATAGTAGGCACTGATATAGTCATACAATGACTCGTCTTTAAAATAATACGGTAAATACTGAGGATTCCGTTTGAGGGCCGCCATTCGAACTTGAGGATCCGCATCGTTAATGAACGTTTCAGGAAAATAACCATACTCTGCCAAAACGCGTCGAATGTCAGGGTCATACGAATCTTTCCATGTCTCATAGTATTCCGATTTGGCACCGTTCGCAACTAATTTGGCATGCAGTTCAACTTCTCGGGATTCAGCCATCTGCTCTAAAAATAATCCATTCTGAATGAGGGCATGGATATATCGGTCAGGCAGCCACTTCATAGGAATATCCCTATATTGCAATTCTCCAGTTCGCACCAACTCCAGAAATTGGTCCATCAGGTCTTGTCCTGGTTTATTATTTTTGATATCACTTAAAAGTTGTTCAATTTGGAAAAGTTGTTCAATTTTGTTTGTCATCAACCTTCTCCTTTCTGTTTTTGCGATGGCAGCCCAATACGGTGTTCCTTTTGCAATTTTTCCACTTTGGTCGAAATGCTCAGAATGTCCCCAGAGTCATACAGGTAATCGAATTCAGATGCCACCAGTTCCTTGTCTTGTAGTTGGTATTCCGCATACAAAATATTGGAAATTTGTCGACCGGTTAAAGTCCGATACCAATGTTCTGACTGCACACTGTATAGCTGTCGTGCGGTCATTGTACATTCAATAGCGGTCATTGGTTGTTCCGGTTCTTGTAATTTGAGCTCAAGCGCTTTCACTTCCAGTTCTTCATACGTATTGGGAATTGCTCGTGGAAGGGCGTCAAGTAAAATGTGGACCTTTTCAGGATTTGCCTTCTCCCTGCCTAGCAGGGCCCGTTTCATTAGTTGTCGGACGAACCCGTCTTTCAGTATTTCCGGCAATAACTCACGATGTCGATATCCGATTTCTAATCGAATTCGTGGTTCTCCGACCCGTAATAGCTCTTCGATATACAGTTCGTTGTGGATTAGTGCTCGTTGCTGTCCGGGTGTCCCCTTTATCCAAGTTTCCGGGTGTTCAACGTGTCCATATTTTAACAACCTCGAAAGAATTCTGATATATTGTGATGTCATTAGGATATCTAAACAGTCACCTTTGATGGCCATTTCAACCCACAAAGACTTGTATTGGTCATAGTGCTGCTGATTTTGAGGTGTTAATTGACCCGATTCGACTGCTTGCTTAAATTCTTCGTACTGCATCTTATTCCTTTCCGTCTAATTGTTTTTGTTTCACTTGATTTGTGATCATATATGCTGCCGACAGATTACCTTTGGTGAGTAATTGTTCAAACAGTGGTAGTACGAGCTCTTTCTTTTGTAGCATTTGTTCGGCATAAAGTACGTTTGCAATTCGATCAGCTCGAAGATTTTGAGTCCACATTGCATTTCCGATTGAATACAATTGCTCCCGGGTCATGGTACATTCAAATGCATTCGTTTGTTCGCGTTGCCACGCTTCAAGTTTAAGTTGTAACGCTTCAGCCCACAAGGCACACCAAGAGTCGATAGGTCCATGAGGCATATACTCCAGGAACGTTTTTACCAACATGTAAGGTAAGTCCTTCTTAATGCTAAGTGCTCGACAAATGTCTTGCCACGAGTGTACGGCGAGTAATTGTCCGATTCGCTCAGGTTCCTTTTGGACAACGCACATGCCCACATTTACATCATAATCGCTCACGAGCAGTTCCAAGCAATAGCCATGTCTGATTAAGGCACTTTTAACGGCAAAGTTTCCGTTCGTTGCCCACTCACGGTAATATTCCTGACCATGTCCCTTGCCAATTAACAAGCTAAGTAGGAGATAACTATTGGTTGCATAAATTGCTTCCGGATAGGTACCTTCGATGGCTAAACGTTTCCAATGTTCTTTGTTGGGGTCATCGGTCAACCAACCCGACTTGAATTTTAATTGTTCAGGCTCATTGATGAGGTTCCCAGCGACTACGGCCTTAAACGTTTGATAGTCCATTTTTTTTCCTTTCTGATATATTTTAATTCACTGCGAGAATTCTCAAGTCCATTTTGTGTGCTTCCAACCTGTCGTTTGGTGATACAGATGCTTCATCATTTCTTTATAGGCACATATCATGGACTCGAGGTCCTCATAACATGTACACTCATGCATGTTTCGCATAATGTATTCGATTTCGTTAATAGTATAGGGTTTTGCCCAGAGAGGATGACCCGCTGTAAACAACTGTTTAGGCGTCATGGTCTTCTCAATAACGGTTGGTTCGTATATCATCGAATGATATTTTTGTTTGACGACTTCGAGTGTGACATATTCATGAAAGTCATCACGGTCGGCATTTTCCAACACGGTCTTTAGGAGGTTGACGTCAGGTTCAACTAAGTCACAATATTCTTGCCGTTCTGGAATTTTGGTCATGCGTTTCTCCTTTAAAGGGCGCAATTCACACCCACATTTAAACAAAAAAAGGCCATCTAGTTATGCGTTCCCGCACCTTCGATGGCTTCTAATGATATTTGATGCATGGGAACCATGTCCGTGGCATAATTTCAATCCACACATCCCACACGGGTACGACAGCACATTCCTATGCTGTTGTGGTCTTATCGGTTCTCACGTCTTCCGATTTCCCACTTCATGTTATCAAAAATCGATAACGGACCTCTTATTGAACGTGAAAGGCCCATAGGCCATCTAGTTGTGCGTCACTGCACCTTCGATGACTTCTAATGATATTAGTATATCACACGTCACACCATTTGTCAACTCATTCTTGCGTGAATCATTTGTTGGTGGATACTAACCATGTCGGTTGCGTATAGTGCACCGTCAGTCATCAGTTTCTCGTCAACAAATTCAAACATGGTCTCAGCAAAACGGTCTTCATTTTGGTTCGCAAAATATTTCGCGTACAAAATAATTTTCCAGATAGTGTCGGCATCGTAGTTTAGCACCCACAAGGGACTTCCGCTTTCATATAATTGAACTGGTGTCATGGTTGCTTCGATAGGGCTTGGTTCACTTGTCATGGCTTGATATTTCAGCTTGAAGGCTCTAGTCAAGTGGTCCTCTTCGTAGTCAGGGATGACGGTTTCGACATATTCCCGCAGGATATCGATGTTTGGGTGTCTTTGATGACTCAAGAGGTCCCGAAAGACATTGCGGTCGTTATCATCGAAGGTGCGTTCGAGGCCTAGCTCAAGATGGATTTCCATGACGGCTTCACGAATGTTAGGGTCGTCATCATGAATATAGTGTTCTGGGAAATAGCCGTGCATGGCCAGTTCGAGGCGAACATCTTTGTTCGGATGGTCTCTCCAGTCGCGGTAACGGTCTTTGTGCACACCATCACGAATGCATCGGATGATGGTTTCATAACCATCCATACG